CAAACTTGCCATCATAGCGAATCTCAAACACGGTGGCTGTCGTGTAGGTGGTAGTCGCCATTACGAACACACCGTTTTCGTAAATGTACGCACGTGCATCGCTGGACGTTATGTGCCACGCATGGTCCAACGACGTGTATGATTGATCAGACAGTGGATCGCTGTTGAGCCCCATCATTAGATCAAACCCGCCACTGGGGCCACCCAACACGCATGTCTGGAACTTCATGGTGCAGCCAGCGGCGAATGCATCCAGACTGTAGCAATCGCTGTCCCATTGAAATGTACCGTTAGCCTGCTTATAGATCTTGCTGCCATTCTGTACGCAGAAGTTGCGTGCGATCAGTGGCGTAGCACCTGGGGCCAACAGTTGACCGCTATTCTGTCCCTGGAAGATGGCTTGGTATGCGGGCAGTGTGGAGATGTCCTGCACGCCTCCACCGAAGATGTTGTAACTGACAAACTTGAACCATACCGGCTGACCAACTAGGCCGGGATCAAACTCCACGCGCGCCACGTTGCCATCCAACATCGTGAACTGGCTGTTGGTAGGGTGCTGTGTGATCGGACTGTTGTACTGCCCACGGCGCAGATAGTTCAGCTTGAAGGAGTCGTTGCCCAGCGGAGTGGATATCTGATACGCCATCACTTCGCCATCGACCACCATCAGCGTGCGTAGGTTGTCGGCGTCTGCCCTGGTGACGCTGATCATTGAATCCTGCGCAGTGGAGTTCACCTGCACGTTCACAAAACTAACAGTGTCCGGGTCAGATCCTGACGTTACTGGACCGGTCAATCTGCCATAGCGTGCGGAAGTCTCGACTATCGCAACGACTTCGTAGCTGGAGTTGTCCAAGCTACCATACACAGTGCAGCCACCCCACAAGCCGCTCAGGCCACCAACAGCAATCCCCAACTCGTATCCGGTGCTGCCACGGGCCAGTAGTGGCGGGATGGTGAAGATGTACGGTACGTCCACCGAGCCAGGGTCTGCGCCATAGTTGGCCGCATAGCCTGCCGCGAACTGCGTGTTGTAGATAGGTGCGTGCGCTGGGCCAACCAACATTTCTTCACAAACGATGGTGAACGTATCGTCCGGATTGTCTGTGGTCTCTGTTATGCGCGCCAGCTTATTGACGATGCCGGTTGCGCTGTCGCTAAACGCAATCAGATCCATGGGCTCCAACAACGAGTAGTCCATGCGGACCGTCATCGTGTAGGTGGAGCGAATGTACAGGTTGCGTTGCGCAGCCAAGGCGGCAACCACTGCAGCGATGGCACGTATCTTGATGGCGTGCAAATTGATCGTTGGCGCTATGCGCGCACCGTTGACGGCAATGTCCTGCTCATCACGGTAAGTCTCGATCGCCGTGTTGTATTGGTTGGTGCGATCTAGAAACTCAACGTTCCAAACATTGTACGTCTGGCTGGCCGGTGAGATGCTTATCTGAACCGGTGGAGTGCCGTTGGGCGGACAGTAGTCATCATCGATGAACGTGAATTCTGGATCCAAGTTCGGAGTGTATGTAACACCATTACCGCTGACAACCTGGTCACCATACGGCACCACACGCAATCCAACACCTGCAGACCAGACGCAATTGCTGTTAGTTTCCTGGAATAATTCACTGAGGAAACTGGCTGCACTGCGCTGAGTTGTTTCGGATGGCGAAACCAGGAACCCCATTGCCGTGCAGTAGTCGCGCCATCCGTTGGGGGCGTCAAACCCTGGCATGTCTAGATACGGGAATCCAACACTGTGGTTGGGATCCGTGCAGTAGTCCACCGCAATGTCGCGCGGGTGCGAGTCGGGACCGCCGTTCCACAGCTTGAGCCCTTGCACTTCAAAGGTTAGGTTGGGCATGGCAGCGCTGCTACCCAACGAGTAGTTGGCTGCGGCGATGTAGGCACGGTGATCATACGACAGCGCATGTGTCGGATGGTTGTTGACCATGTAGGTCCATGCAGCCTGCCCGCCAGTACCATTGAATAGCACCAACGGTCCGCCCGGTGCAGTGGCCAGGGTGCACTGTGTCTGGTCGCTGTACGCCTGTAGGATCCCCCCGATGGGGCCATTGGCCAGCAGCCCTACCCAACTAGCGCTGTAGGTGTATCCGCTGGTCGTGGGGCTGCCACCACCCTTGCCGCCGGAACTCTGGCTGGTCGTTGCCTTCGACTTGAAGTCCTGGTAGTCGATGAGTGTGATCGGCAAACGGTCCGTGCCATACAACAATGGGATGACGTTGCCATACGCCGACTGATTGATCTGCATCGCATTGAAGCGAATCGGCGTGCTGGACTGAGTCTTCTTGCCGAACAGACCACCCATTACGTGAGACTCCAATAACCAACAAGGCGATCCATATATGCTCGCCGTTCCACAGTTTCCACCTGCCTTGCCGTCTTGTTGGCATGTATCATCAAGTCGTCCGATATGATGATACTGCCATGGCTGGCATGTTTACCAAATTTGAACATGGCGATGTCACCAGACCGTGCTGTCATCACTGGGTGGGAAAACCTCTCCAGCCCAGCCATGTACAACTCTTCATTGTTGTGTAGATGCCAATCCGGCTTGTATGGTCGTGGGTCGTAGTCCTTGGGTATGAGCTCCAGATCGGCGTAAACACGAACCAATAACATCGCACAGTCGACCGCACCCTTCGGCCCTTTGATGTCACCGCAGTCCACGTATGGTGTGTGCAGCCAGCTCAAGGCTTCATCAATGACTCTGATTCTTGTTTGTGCATCCATGATCATGCCTTGTACGTATTCTTCGGACCCAGGCCACTGCTGAACGGACTGCCGACACTGGTTCCCAGGCCATTGCCGTTGGCATTGCCACCCGTAGGCACGCCACCATCGTACAGCGTCTCCGGGGCTGGCACGAACGGCTCACCGTCGAAGTGTGGGCCATTGTTGAACGCTGGGCCGATTGCTTCGTCAGTGTTGATACATGCGGCGCGAGTGTGCGGGCATCCAGGTAAAATTATGAACGTGTCCCCTGCCTGTGGTACGTTGGGGAATGGCCTGATTGGGATGAGTGTACCAAACGCATGTTTGTATTGCCGGATGTAGTATGTGGTCGATGGCGTGGTTGCATTGGCGCCCGATGTGAATGTTAGTCTGCCGAGTGTGAAGTAATCTTCCGGCTGAGTCAATGTGGTCAGTGCGCCAGTGTTGTTGCTGCCAGAGATCACAGTGCCGGACTTCACAAAGTTGGCAGCATTCAGTGTGCAGCCTGCATCAAACAGTGTGTGCCCACATCCTGGCTGTATGATGTTTGGTGGTCCCGCGTTGTTTAGAATGATGGTGTCATCCATCAAAGTAAACTTCGCGCTGAGTCTGTCCACCTTCACAGTGTCTATACGCGCTTGAACCCACGGTATAAACCCGGGACTGCGGTCGTCGAAGCTATTGAAAAACCCTTTGCTGAACAACACGTGCGCGCTATCGAATACTTTCGCCTGGGCTGCGGCAAGGAATGGCAGCCCAGCTACCAACGGCACTCCAGTAGAGTTGTCCGTCTGTGGGCTCATTGTCAGATCCATCGACTGCACGGCGATGCCAACCTTCTGTTTGCATGCGCCACGTGTTATGACGAGCCCGGTGTTATACAGATTGCCGTTGTAGGTGACTGCCTCCTGGTGGCTGGTGAAATAGAACGACGCCAAGCCACCGGCCAACGTGAGTTGGTATAGATCGATGCGACACGACTGCCCGGCAGTCATGATTGCGAAAGCAGCGGGGGAAGCTACCTTCATATGATAACACTCCTAAAACTGATGGACTGCATCTGCCAGAAGTTCTGCATGAATTGTTCTGGATCAATGTTGTCTGTTACGAACTTGCAGATGTAATAGAAACTACCGGTCCACGCAATCTGGTGGTTCAATGCCGGAGCCACGGGGAAAGTTATGTTGCCAGTCGCACCGACGAAGTAGTCCACACCATTCACCAGTGTGATGCCAGCAGTCAAGTCTTTCATGACAAACAGCACGGTTGGATTCAATGCCTGTATCTTCTCAGCTAAGCCTGGGCCACCAGGGACACGATACTGAGCGGTCAGCTGTGCCTGCTTTTTGATACCATCGCCAATGAAGAACACTTCGTTGGCCACGGAGTTGAACGCTGGATCCTGATACAGGAAGTTGATGGCCTGTGCCTGCTGTTGGTTGAACAGTCCCATGATCTTCTTCAGATCATCCTGTGCCGCGGCTTGGTTCAGCAACTCATAGTTTAGATCCCACATGGTTGTTGGATACTTGGTGTATGTAGCTGAACTAACCTTGCCTGTGATGGCCTCTTGGTAAGTGGACGTGAAATCTGTTTCGCGCGTACCGTTCCACGTGAGACCGAGTATGTTATTGGGAAACAGTGTGGTCAAGCCGACGAATCCACTACCATCCGACACAATGAACGTGACTACAGTAGTGCCACTGGTGATCGGCGTGTTGGCTGGTGGCGACTGTGTGATGATCTGGTTGAGTGTCAACCCGGAGCCAGTCTGGCTGGAAAACACTGTTAGTCCCAATGCCTGCACTGCCAGGGTGGCGACGCTCAGTTGCTGACCAACGAAGTTGGGCAACACGCTGGAAACTATGGCTGAGTCTGCCACGTCAGTGAACGCACCAAACGGATCTGTAACACGGATGACAAAACCAAACGAGCCGAGAGTCGTCGGTGTGCCGGTAACCAATCCAGTATTCAAGCCCAACGACAACCCAGGCGGGAATACGCCAGATTGAATGGTCCACTTGATCGGATTGTTATCTGGATCAGTGGCTTGCAGCTGTAGGCTGACCGGTGCGCCTAGTGCGAATGTTGTGTTGCCGAGAAAGTCGTGACCGTTGGTTGGCACCGGCGCACGATCGTTGATAACCAACGTGCCTTCACCATACAGGCCGAGCGTCCTGCTGTAGGCATCAGCCTGCAATGTTTGCGGCACCAATGATCCGTTCACGTTGGCGTAGTACGTGCCATTCGGCCGCACGCCTAGCATGGCATTGCTCGGTGAAATGGCAATGCTCAAGATCATCACATCGCCTTGGGCCAAGTTGGGCGACATACGCGTGATGAAGGAATCAGCACCAACGGCTGGCGTACCATTCACCATGATCGTTTGTCGCCCCAACAAACTTCGCCCTGCTAACCCGCGCGGGGGACCTATGATCCCATGGTTGATTCCGTGCAACATTACAGAAGCACTATTTTGTCGCCACTACCGAATGCGACAGGCAGCGCAGCAATCGTGAACCTGTGGCCAGCAGTGCCAACTTGATCCGAGATGACATAGCTGCGGCGCCGAATGTTGACGCCAGATATGACGAGCACACCAGCATTCTGATACACATTTGCCGATGCATCTGTTATATCGGAACATTCAAACACGCTGTTCGTCGCCACGATGCCAGTGTTGGTGATGGTGCCGATTTTACGAGCATCCAACTCTGCGGACAACGTGTCCACTGTTGTTGCACCCTGGTTAATGGTGTCCACATCCACGCTGGGCAGACCATTCTGGAAGTGGCCCGCCTGACCACCGAACGCACGCACGTCCACTTGCGGCTGTAGGTCATACAGAAACTGTTGCACCGGGACATTGCTTGCAGGCGCCTGGATCGTTATCTTCACCCATGAGGCGCTGACTGGTGTACTGAACAAAGTGTTGAGCAACTGCAACTCGTACGACCCAGGCTCGTTGGTAGCGTCCACCTCCTTGAACCGACACTTGCCAGCTGTTGGTGCGACATATGTTCCGATCGTTGCAATGGTATCAATGGTCCCGGCCGCAGTAGTGTACACAGTGGGCGCAGCTTGGCCATCTGCGCGCACGGCGATGATGAGTCCCGCTGACGCACCGGAAAGACCAGTCTTGCCGTTGCCGGTGGTGGAGGAACTGTCCGCCAACCAGATTGGGATGCAATGGTTTTGCGAACCGTTTAAACGCTGAAGTATTGACACGAGTTAGCCTCCAGAAAATCCGCCACAGTACGAGCCGGCAACGAGCATGACGCCTGCAGACCCGCCTCCGCCACCACTGGCTGCAATTGTTATGTTGATGATGTTGGTATCTGCTACGATAGTCGTATCCGCATTGCACTTGGCGCGCAGGAAGCACAGATTGAACGTGCCCGACGTAGTCGGCGTGCCTGCCAGTGTTGCAGTGTTGAGCCCTGACAATGTGAGCGGGTTTACGGTGTAGTAGCTGACAGCTGCGCCACTGGTGAATGTTTGATCTTTATCAACCAGTACAGTGAGTGCAGTTGCATTGACCGTCAGAATTCTTGCAGGGTTGGCATTACCTGCGATCTTGATGTAGTTGTCCGCCACCAGACCGGTGACCGCTGCAACGGGAACTTCCCGTACGTTGGTTAGTGCCTGGGTGGTTGCCGTTGGCGTCGTTGGTGCGTTGAGCTGACACAATGAAACAGTGAACGGTGACGTGACATTGTCGAACCCTGAGTTGACACCGGCAAATGCCGTACCTTGTGTCAAATTCAGGTTGGCGAGCGCAGTGCCCGTCATGAACGTTTCAAAGTTGGGA